ATATCCGAGTGCCCGAGTAACTCCTGCACAATTCGAAGGTCGGCACCCGCTTCTAAAATATGGGTTGCAAAGGAATGGCGCAATGTATGCGGGCTCACTTCCTTTGTAATCATGGCTGTCTGGACGATCTTCTTTAAATTCTTCCAGCTCCCTTGTTTAATTTTTTTTCTCTGTTCTTCTACTGTTCGATGTCCTTCAATTATTGTAAAATCAATTCTTTGTATAGCAAGATTTGCTATTTTTACTAAATCTGGATGACACCCTGTAAGATTGTCTAAACTTCTTTTACTAAACTTCCCCATTTTTCCTCCTTTTATTTCCACTCTATTTTCTCAATTTCTTCTGCTGATTTAGCAATAGATAATTTTATAGATAACTCTCCAAATTTATCAAATATTTTATCTTTTCTTTTTATAAACTCTGTTAGAACATTCATTATTTGAGCATATGTAAAAGTTTTTATACTATTATCTGCAAGTATCCAGTTTCTTGTATCTGTTTCTGCAACTTCTCCTGTACCTAAGATATAATCAACTTCCCAAAAATTGTCTAAATCATCTTTTCTAACTTGAAAAGTATCTCCATTTACTGTAATATTCTCATAAAGTTTTTGTATTCTAATACTTTTCAATTCTTCTCTTTTGCTATTTTTTACCTCTTCCAAATTTATAACCCACTCATTATTCTGCCATTTGTGATATTTTGAAGGTTTTTCAATTTTTAGAAGTTTCTTATTTTTTATAATTTCTCCTTCCTCTAATGTTACCTCTATCCCAGCTTTAATTTTTTCTTCTTTTTTCATTTCTCTAAGACCATTTTCATCTTGAATAGGATATTGAAATTCTTCTTCTGTTATTATCATATTTTCTCTATATTCTGGGTAGTAACTTAAAGGATTATTTTTTACATCATCTAAACAATCGGCATATACTGAATATTGTTTTTCTATACCTTTATAAAAATTTATTGTTTTCATTTTTTATTCCTCCTTTCATTTTTTTATCAGGATACTTATTTCATCATAAGTGAATCTGTATAGATTGGAAAATTTGTATAAAATTGAATATAAAACTGATTATGATGTTTTAACAATTTTAAATAGAAAAATTGTTATAGGTTCTTTAGAAACTAAAGGAGCTACTGCTTCAAAAACATTAGTAGCTAATGGTTTTAGTTTTAAAAATTCTATAGTTATGGCTACTGCTAAAAAAGATAATTGTTCTGTTGCAGTTATACATAGTGGAGATAATTTAAACTTTTCTACTCTAGATGCAACTAGTGGAAATATCCAAAATGGTATTTGTAAAGTTGATTTCTTTATACTTCTAAGATAAAAATAATTTAAACTCTAGCAATTATTAGGTAAGAAACCAAACCTTTCCCACCAAAAGAGTTTGATGCTTTTACAGTTAAAGTTGTTGCTGATGTTAATCTTGCTTGCATAGAACTCAATATATTATTTGTTGTTGTATCCAATGATGAGATTATAACATTAGCATTTTGCCAATTTGGGATTGGTAAGGACAAAGTAAAATTTTGTAATGAATTAATTCCATATGTATATTCAAAAGATCCATAAACGATTAGCCTACTAGCTATTTGAAACCACCCTTGATTGTGAGAATTGAAATTATCAGATTTGATTAAATTTTCCAATCTCTCCAAAAGTGAATTACTATCCATAGCTATATAATTATTGACATTCGCTGAAATATCAGTATTATTATTTTTACACAAGTATAACTTCTTTGTATTTTTATCAAAGTAGGTTTTACCAGCTGATTTTACTCCTGGTTCATTTAATATTCCACCATAGTCTTTTCCTGTCATTTGTGTAAATTTATTACCTTCTAGTGATGTTCCCTCTTCTGTTCCATATTTTGTAAGCCCATATTCTTCTGTACTTGCTCTATCAGTTTTATTAGCTTTTTTAGCCATTTCTTCATTAAATTTTTTTAAAGATACATAACTATTTAAATCTATGTTTGCTTCTATCTTTGTTCCACTAGCTATAATAAAAGAAATTACAATAATAAAAGAATGAGGACTATCTTTCATAAGTGGGATATAATCGTACTTATCAGCGGCATTTGCATAAGCATATAATATTTCTTCATTATCATTTCCTTTTGCAAAGAGCCCAATTTCTCTAAAAATTTTATCTTCTGTTAATGTAGCATTTGAAAATTGAAGTTCTAAAGCAACTCTATTATTATCTTCTCCTTCAATCTTACAACTACTTACATTAGCTGTTCCCCACGTTTCTTTTATATCTGTTAAAAATCTTATTTCATCTTCAGAAGCAATAGTTCCTGAGCCTATTTTAGCTCTTGTAAAAACTAATGTTTCTGATAGATTTCCATTAATTTTTGCTTGTAACTGTTCTCCTTTTTTTGTCAATTTTAAAGCTTTAAAATAGCTCATTTTTACCCCCTAATTTCAATAATTTTAGTAAAACCTATTGAATTATTCATATTTGATTCTGAAGTTATTTTCATAGTCTGATTTAGATTAAAATCTGCTGTTATTTCAATTTTCTTTATATTTTCAATTAAACTGAAACTCCTAATCTCAGAAGAATTATTAATGATTTCTAAATCCCAATACATTTTCGCTCCAGCTTCACAAATTTTGTTGAGATCAGGCATTAGATTAACATTTTTAATTTTGTCAATCATATTTAACCTAAATAACTGACTTGCAACTTTATTTTTATACCTTGTTTCTATTTCTGTAACTTCATTTTTTGTTAGTTCCCTTGTTATCTTTAATAGAAATTCAGTATTTGGAAAACCTTCTAACGCTAATTTCTTTATTATTAAAGCTTGCCTATACTCTTCATCTTCTCTTAAATTTCTCTTTTCTTCATATCGTTCTCCCATAAAATCAAGAAAAATCCCACTGCATTTAAGAAGAGATGTTTGACTTTTTAAATTTTCAATTAATTCATCGATATATGAAATTACAGGTTTTAATGTTCTATAAATTTTTATATTATTTTCTTTTTGAAAGTGCAAAGGTAACCCTTCAATTACTTCATCTATCATATCCCCTCCTAGATTTTTTTAGGAATCTCATTAAACTCTAATTGAAGTGATATTTTCCATTCAAGAGTATTTTTCTTTCTAAATTTTAATTCAAAGTCTGTGTATTTAAAACCTTTCCCACACATCCATTCAGATAAAAATGCTCCTGGTGAAAGTAAAGCACCAAGCCCTGAATTATTTATATAGTCTTTTAATAAATTATTTATTTTTAGTTCATCAGGACTTTTAATAATCAAGTTATATTCTATTTCTACTTCTTGTGGTCTATCAAATCTGATTAACTCTTCATGATTAGTTACAGAAGTTGGAACTTTTACTTCAATAGCTCCTTTTGTATCTGGTGTATGTATATGTTTATAAATTGTTTGAGCAATTTCTTCTTTAATTCCTCCATCTACAACTATCCAAATAGATTTTGCTGGAACTCCATATTTATCAGTAACTAATGTATTATTTCTAATTCCATTTGCACTTTTTACACCTTGTAGCTTTCTTATTGCATTTAAGACAGGTTGTAAATTCCAATCTCCTGCCCCATTTACTGCTAAATATCTTTTTAAATATTCATAGTCAGTTTCTGCATCTAATCCACCTTCTGCTACTTCTAAATTTTGTACATCTATAATGTAAGCTGGAGCTTTCAAAACCTTTTCAATTTTATTTTTTTGAATATTAGAATTCTGTCCCTCGAACACACTTTGAAAGGTTATTAATTTAGTTTTTGAAGAATCTATTTCAAAGGCTTCAATATTTTCAAACTTCGCTCCATTTTCTGGTTGAATTAATATTTCCCTTTCAGAAACATCAACAAATTGAGTTGCTGTAACTCTACATCTTAAGAAAGATTTCGCTCCTAGCCTTCTAGGAAAAAAATATAATAAATTATCTAGTTCAGTTCCCTGCGCTGTGTAAATATTAAGTCCTCTTGCAACAGAAATTATTTTATCCTCTAAGTAAGTACATAAATAAATGAAAGGAGCTATTAGTTTGTAGTAATCTCCTGTATCAGAAACATTAAAGTCTGAACCAAAATTTTCTTTTTTCTGTGCTTCTTGTTGTGCCATTTCCATAAGTCCATTAAAACCTTTAGTTTCTAGCTTTTCCACTTATTATTACCTCCTTTTCTAATTTACTATATTCTTTATGAGTTATTTTTAAAATTGCTTTAAGTGTTCTTTCTTTCTCTGAAATAATTTCATATTCTATTGATTCAATCTCATCTTTATACCATTCTTTTAATTTTGAAGTTATGTGTTCTAGCTTATAAATTGATATTTTTTGTTCATCTATCATCTTTATATCTAAACCTAAACTTTCATTATAAAAACATTCAATATTATAGATTTTCAAAGAATTTACTACTCTTTGCCAAAATTCATCAATTTCAGTAACATATCCAAAAATAATCTCTCCTTCATTCATTTTAAGAGCCTTCATTATACAACTCCTCCTGATGTTTGATTTCCTGAGCTAACTCCATCATGTCTATGTTTTTTCAAACTCTTGTCCCCTGCTTGGACATCTTCCGTAGCAGATATTGATCCAGTCGTTTGTATATTCCCAGTTTGAGTAGTATTTCCTTTTTGGTTCGTATTCCCAATTATATTCACATCTCCTTTTTGAGTTGAATCGCCTGTTAGATCAACATTTCCTTTTTCTAAACGATTTCCAATTATTCTTATATCTTTAGGAAATTGTAAATTTTCTATCATATTAGGAACGGTAAAAGGTAATATAAATCCATTATTTAGATTATTTCTTCTGTTTGAATCCATATTTTCTAAAGAAGCTTGGCTAATGTAAGAAGAAATATCATAAGTTAGTACAAAATAAGGCATTATATCTCCTTCTTTTACATTCCAATCTATATGATCTTTTGAATCACCAAAAAGAGCTACTGGAACATTTCTTAAAACTGGTAAAGCAACTCCATTTGGTGAAAATAAAGGAATTGCATCTACAAATCTCCCTTCTCTAATTTTTTGAATTTTTACTAAGATTATTTTTATTTCCTCCATCATTTACAATCTTTACTCCTAATTTCATATTCCAGTCATCACTTAAACTTAAATCAACCTCTTCTATTTTAACAAAACTTTCTAACTTATCACTTGAAACATAAAGTATATCTCCCTTTTTTAAATAGTGTATTGGAAAACATTCTATTGAATAGTCATATTTATTTCCTTCTTTTATAGTTTTTTTCTTTTTTTCTTTTCCCCATTTTTCTTCTTTTTTATTGTCAGATTTTTTATTAATTTTACTTTCTTTCTCTTGTTTTTCTACTTCTTCAGGATTATGAATTAACCCTGATTCAAAACTTAAATAAATAGAATAATTCTTTTGTTTATCTGTATAAATATATAAATCATCACCTTTTAGAGTCATCTTGCTATTTGAATCTTCCACAAGTTCTTTTAACTCATTAAAGCCTTGATTATAACATGTATATCCATTTGTATAAGTTTTATCACTTTGTAATTCCATACTTATTAAATTGAGTCCCATATTTTTAACAATTTCTTTTATAGCATCAGATATTTTTACATTTCCATCTATACTTACAGATACTAATTTACTGCTTTTTTTAGTCCTTTCAGAACATGTCAACTCTTGTATGAAAGAAGCATCTTCTCTCATAGTTTTCTTTTTTATTACTTCATACTTTGAGTAATAACCTATATCAGTGTCATAACCAAACCACAATTCTATCTCTGAGCCAACAATTATTTCTTGGCTTAAATTATATATTTTTATAGTAGCTGTCCCTACTTTCCCTTCTTCTCCACTCTTTGCTTCAACAGTAAATTTTAGTCCATTGTTATTGTGATCATTTAGCTTAACATCATTTATAACTAAAAAACTATTTCTTGGAAAAAGAGGTCTATTTGCAATAAAGGTTTGCATAATTAATCCTCCACTATAAGTTCTACTTCATCTATATTATCAAAAGTAATCTTTTTAATTGTTCTATCAATTGTGTTTGGAATTATATATACTTCTGGAAAATTATGATTAAAATTAGCTTTTTCATCTACAAGCTTGTTAAACCATAATGGAATCCCAAACATAATTGGTTCATTAGCATATATTAATACTCCATCCATATCATATAAATTTATATAAACTCTTCTGTCATAACTATTAAAAATAAATTCAAATTGGTATGTCTTATCTTTAATTGTTACATCTGTTGAATAAGGAATAGAGTCTTTCAAAATTGTTATTTTCATTCTCTACCTCTTTTAGGAACTTGGTAATTTAATACTTTCACTCTGTAAATCTCCTTCCCAACTATTATTTCCTTTATTTATCTTAGAAACATTTGTTTTAGAAATACTTCCTTTTTTAGCTTTTGTTTTTATTTTTGTCTTTTTAGAAACAACTGGTTTAGCTTTTTTACTTGGTGATGGTATCATTTGTATATTAGCAATTTGTACTTGTACAAAAGAAATTGTAAACTCAATATAATATAATGATTCAATAGTAACTTCTATTCCAGTTATTGCAAGATTTTTATAAAGTTTAATCATATATAAGTCTACGAGTTGTCTTTTATCCCTCATTTGTAGAATTTTTTCAAAAATTTCTTTATGATTATCTCCAGCAAGCTGAACTTTAAAAGAAAGAGTTAATGGGTTTTGTGAAATATTATCAGAAATTTGTGTTCCATCATCTATTGGAATAACTGGAACATCATTTTGATAACTTTCACTAATATCTGATACTAATTCAAGATTTATATTTCCTAAGATTATAGGGGGAACTTCTTTCACTAAATTCCCTGTTTTACCATTAACTGAATTAATAGAATTTAAAAAATTATTTGCTTTTCCCATTAAATCTTTTATAGAAAACATTAAATATTCCCCCTAGCTATTTCTCCTTGTAACTCTATTTCTTCAAATTTTTCAACTATCATTTCTGCTATTTTGTTATAATCAACTTCATTTTTTAAAGCTTCTTTTATATGAAAATGGATAGTTAAATTAACAGCTTTTCCATTATTTTTATAGTTACTTGTTGATTTTGAATTTGTTATAACTAAATTATTATTTTCATTTCCTGTTTTATTTTCTATAACACTTTCATTATTATCTATTACAAAATTTGGATTAAATGTTGCTTCTATTTTTTCTTTGACACCTTTGAAAAAACTTTTTTTTCTATAGTTAGAATTTTCTTCTTTTGTAAGAACTCTTTCACCCTCATGAAGTTCTGCAATATACCCATCTCTTGGAACATAACTTAGCCCGGACCTATGACTTCCATCTATATTAGTTTTTTCTCCTTCTTTTTCTTCTTTAAAGAAAACTCTAATTCCTGGTAAAGATTTTATTTTACTTCCAAGATCTGAGAAAAAACCTTTAATCTTTTCCCATATTTGATTTACATAATCTAGGATAAAGTCAAATGCTGCTGAGGCAGTAGACTTTATTGTGTCCCACACACCTTTTAGCATTTCTACAAGTTTTAAAAATATATCTATTGTTTTATCTTTTAAACTTACAAAGAAATTGACGATATCCAATATCTTTGAATATAGATAAATTCCTAATTCTGAAAACTTAGCTTTTATTAAATCCCAGTTTTCTATTATTAATCTTCCGATTGTGATAATTAGCCCTATTGGACTAAGCCATGTAAATATCTTTTTACCAATATCCCATAATGCTTTACCAAATGCTTTTATTTTAGCCCATAATGAAGCTAACTTAGCTTTTATTAAATCCCAATTTTTCACTAATAATTGCCCTAGTTTTATTATTAATCCAATTCCTGAGAAAAATAAGAATATTTTAACAAAACCTTTAATCTTATCCCAAAGTGAAATTAATTTTTCTTTTATTAAATCCCAGTTTCTATATAGTAAAACACCAATAGCTATTACTGCTCCTATTCCTAACATAACAGGATTAAAAGAAAGAGTGGCTAATGCTGTTTGTAATGCTCCAATCAAAACAACTACTTTATTTATAATAAATAATCCAGCAAGAGCTGAAACTAATGGAATTAGAAGTTCTTTCCAGTCCACTATAAATTTAATTATTTTTTCTCCCCAAGAAATTAATTCTTGAAAAACACTCGCTAAATTTTCTGCCCATTTTGTGAATGTTCCATCTTCTTGTAATTTTATTAAAAGTTCAGAAAAAGGTATTATTACTTTATCTTTTAATACTTGAAAAGGTGAATTTTCAACAATATCTCCAAATTCATTAACTCCTGCTAAAGTTGCAAGCCCAGACTTAAAAGCACCACTAATTGTAGATAGCCCACCTTTGAAAGTTTTAGCTTGTTTTTCCATTGCCCCACCAAAACGAGAGTCCATCATTTCAAATAAAGTTTTATTAAATAGCTCCATATCTTTAATCTGTCCTTTATTATTAAAGATTTCTAAGCCTTTACTTTTCCCAAAATCAGCTATCATGCTCTTTGTAATACCAAATTCTTTTAATCTTTCTAATTCCCCTGTCCGAGCGTCTGCAACAGCTTCTATAGCTTGGTCAAAACTTTTTCCCATACCACTTGCCATATCTCCTATCATTTCAAGATAAGTTCTATTTGTAGTTTTAAGTATTCTGTCTCCTTCTATCCCATAAGACTGTAATTTAGTCATCCCTTCTACAACTTCTTGACTTTCAAATGGAGTTTTATTTGCAAATCTATTTGCCCAGGCTAATTTTTTCCTTGCCTTATTAGGATCTTTTAATACAGTTTCCAATGTATTCCTAAACTGTTCCATACTACTTGCTCCATCTATTGAAGCTTTTATAGTAATTCCTGCTGCAATCATTCCTAATAATTTTTTTAAAACTCCTATTAAACTATTGGCTTTTTGTTTACTTCGTTCAAATTGTTGTACAGCATAATTTCCAAATCTTTTAAAACCTCTTCGAACACTATTTAGACCATTATTGATTCTTGAAAAAGCTCCACTCATAGAAGAAGTTATTTTATTCTTTATTTGACTAAAGATAGAGCCTATTTTATTTTTAAAATTACTAAGTTTTAATTGAAATGTACTTAGTTTATTTTTTAATGTACTTAGTTGTACATCTATTTTTTTCATGCTTTCTAAGCCATTACCTATAACTTTAAAACTTAGTGCTAACTGCTCTAACATCTAACTTCTCCTCCTTATTTATTTTTTCTTTCAGCATAATTATTCCAAGCTATTTCTAAAAGCATCTTTTCCTCTATACATAATTCTTCTAAAGATTTTTTGAAATAATTAACTTTACTTTCAAAAGCTATGTCAAATATTTTCTGTTTATTCTGCCTTTGTTTCTCTAAAGCTTTCAATGTATAGAAAGGGAGTTTGTTGAAAGTCTACAATTAATGTAGATATATTTGTCATTGCTTCCATATCTAAATTAAAATACTCTTTATCCCGTGCTTCAACAGGAAATGCTATAAAACTATTTAGAATTTTTTCAGCTCTTTCTACATCATTTTTTAAATCTAAAAATTTTAAAAATGAATCTGTAGAAATTCTCTCAACTCTGAAAGGAATAGAAGTAGTTTCAAAATTTTTCCCTGTCATCACTATATCAAACTCAAGTGCTCCTAATCCTTCTGGTTTAAATACCACATTTGATACTTTTTTATCTTCTAAAGACTTCAAAAAGTCTTTTTTCTTATCTGTGTTTTCCATTAAATCATCACCTCTGTTACTCCTGTGCAAACTAATGTAAATTCTCTTTCATCTGATTCACCATCACCAGTAAGTTCACCTTTATTAACTGCCATTTCTTCTATTGAAACTCCTCTACTATATTTTTCAACAGAAGAATCTCTGAAATAACCTGTCCCTTTTATTACTCCATCTGAAGCAGTTAATAAAACTTTTTCATCCTCAGTTCCAACAGGAACTGTAACTGTTATATCTAAGTTTGGATCAGGTGAATATAAAATTCTTCTTTTTCCAGTAAGAGACTTTTCAGATTTTTTATATCTATCCTCAGGTGCTGCAATTGTTATTTTTCTAATATCTTTTAATGTATATCCATTAAATATTAGTATTTTTTTACTTAAATCTACTAAATTAGCCATTATTTACCACCTATATCCTTAAATGTTTTTTGTAAAGTTAAATCTACAAAATATCCCCATTCTGCCAATCTAAATAAAACTCTTGGTCTAACAAGTCTCTGTTCTCTTTCAGTATTTGTTTGTGTTACTGGATAAACTATATATTCATATTTTTCATCTTTCACAGCTATTAAATCTTGTTCTCCCATTTCTTTCATAACTTTATGAAGTGTTTCTTCTATAAGTGCATAACCTCTATCATCTTGTTTAAAACCTTTTTTTATTAGCACTTTTTCAAGGTTTTCATTCATGTTTACAATTATGCAATCTAATGCACTTGTTTCATCAAGATAAGTCCCATCAAGAGCTTTTCCACCATTTGCAACTATGTAATTTTCAGAAGTTCTTTTTTCAGAAAAAGTTATATTATTTTTAGTTAACTCCACCTTTTTAGAAAGTTCTGTATCAGCAGTAACACCAGCTAATTCAATCAATGAAACTCTATAACCTGCTCCTTTTGTTATTACAACCCCTGCATAAGAAGCTGCTTTATACTCTCTGTTTTCTTCAATATCCATTTTAGGAGACCAAAAAGCTATAATTCTATCACTTTTCATTGTATCTTCAATTGGATAAGCTTTTACCTCTGTTATGTAAATTCTTCTATTTTCAGTTAAAAAAGGTCTAATCTTTTTAATAGTATCTGTACTGTCAAAAGTTGTTAGAAAAGCATACCATTCTTTATCCAAATTCTCATTAAGAACTTCTTTTAACTTTTCACCAGCTTTTGCTTTGTCTGCAATTTCTACTCCAACTATTCCAAAAAAATCTGGTTTAAGAATATTTCCATCACCATCTTTCTGTCCTAAAAATGCTTCTACAAGTTTATAAACTTTTGAATTATTCCCAAAATCTGTAGCAACATCTTTAGAATTGTTGTAATATTTAAAATCAGCATTTTTTTCATTAGTTACTATTAGCACTTTATTTAAAGATGCTACTGTTAATGCTACTTCTTTCTCCACAATAACTTTTACTGGCTCTCTATATGTGTTACTCATTTACTTCCTCCTCTTTTGTTCATTAGCAATTAGTTCAATTTGATTTACAATTGAAACTTCTCTTTCTTTTGTTGATTTTATATATTCAAATACTATGTCAAAACTGCTTCTATACTCATACTTAGAATTTATAATTTCATTTAGATTCTTTATTTCAGAATGTTTTACAATTCCAACTCCAATTCTGCTCCACTCATATCTTAATTTAAAAAGAATAGTCTCTCTTAAATTAGTAGCTTTTTCAATTGTTTCATCTTGACTATTACAATAAATATCAAATTGTACTCTTCCTAACATTCTGTATTGTGTAGTTTCAAGATATATATTCTCTTTTTCTACATATTTACTTTCATGTTCTCCAAAAAAATCTTTACTATTTAAGCTAATAATAGAATATGTTGAATAAGGTTTTTCAGGTGGCTTATGCTCTGAATAAGCTGGAATTATTTGAAAATCTCCTATTTTATTTAGGAAATCAATAATCCTATTAATCATCTTTTGTACTCCTTCTTAAAAGATATATTTTTATATCTGCCAAATAGTCAAAATCAGTTGATTCAACTATTTTAAATTCTTCATTATTTATTAGAACTATATCTTCATTTTTTAATAGCTCCTTTGTAAATAACTCTCTATCTTCTAATGTAATAGAACCTTGTGGATAATATTTTAGAGAATCCGTAGATACTGGCATATACACACCTTTTATTGTTTTTTCTACTGTACTTTCTATATATTTTCCTTTTTCCCACTTTCCATTTTTTGAAATAACCTTTATATTTCTTTTATGTTTATTTAATAAAATAACATTATCCATCCCTATACATCCTTGAACTCGCTTAAATAGATATTTGAACCATTCTTATCAACTATTTGATACCTGATAGATTTTATTAGAAATCTGTTGTCAAGAAGTGGTTTTGTATTATTAACTTGACCATCTTTAGTTTTTATTCTTAAAGTACTCTTTGCATTTGCTACAGCCCATTGCCCTGCTGTTGCAATACTTAATATAACCTTTCCTCTTATATCTTCACCAATTCTCATAAGAGCTTCTTTTCCTTTTATGCTTCCTTTTGCAACATCAGCAACAGCATTTTTTATTAATTTACTTATAGCTTCTTTGTTATTATCCAAAGCGTTACGCATAAATGGTCTAGCAGGAATATATTTAGTTCCAAATTCATTCCATATAGCATATTGAAGAATTGTAGCTTTATTCTCTTTTCCTTTTTTATCTCTATCAATAGCTAGAATTCCAATTTCAACTCTGTGATTAGCTAAGTAGTCAATTTCTTTACAAATATCTAAAATTGTCATATTTCTACAACCCCAAATAAATCTCTTACTCCTCTTACAAAATTGTCTGACTGTTCTATTTTATTGAGAAAAGTATAGTTTATTCCTCTTATAGCATAAGATTTTAACCCATCTTCATTTGTTATATTCTCTTTAATTATTGAGCAAATAAAAAGAAGAATATCTGAAGGGATTTCATCATACCCAGCAATATATTGAATTTCAACATAAGAATTTTTAGAAATTATTTCATCAAAAATTACTTTTCTGTTAATATAACTAAATGGAAGTATTTTACAGCCCCTATTAACGTTCAAAACCTGTTCAATTTTCTTTTCAGGAAGAAATACATAATTTGTATTAAGTCCACTAATCAAATTTGTTATTTTAGCTTTTAATAGCTTATAACCTATAATCCTTTCAATTTTAAGAATTACACTATTTATATAAAATTTTAAAAGCTCTTCATCTTCTATTCCTGTAAGACTTTTAGCTATATTTAAATCATATCCTAATTCTTTATCCATCACTTACTCCTATTTTCAGCTCCTGATATAGAAATACCAGGAGCTTTTTTACTAGGCTTTTTTTACTACTTTTACAAAATATTCAGGAAGTTGTACTCCAACACCTACACCTTTTTCCATATAATATTTAGTTAACCCTTTTGATGTTATTTGATCTTCTAGTTTCATAGTCATCTTTGGATTTTCTATTCCTAAAAGTCCTTCTTTAACATTTCCAAAAACCATAACTGGATCTGTTACTGCAACTGCTTCTTTTAATGTTTTTAATCCAGAACCTTCAGATTCTACTAATTCAACAGGTCTTGACATTAATGTTCTTGTATTTCCTGTGTTTAAATCTGTTATGTAAAAATCTTTGTTAGTATTTTTTAATTTACTAATTTGTTGCCATGTTTCTCTTCTTATATACCAGTTTGATTCTTTAGCAACATCAGTAGGAATTGAATAATAGATATCTATTATACTTTCTATAAATTTTGCATCATCAGATGTGTCAATTTCTTGTTGATTTGTTACAGCAGTATCTTTTAAAATTCCTAATGGCATATTTGTACCACTTCCATTGAAAACAGAATCTGCTAATTTCAAGCCAAGAGCATATTCTACTCTCTTTAATAGGAATGTTGCATAACCAACATAATTTGTTGCTAAAAGCTTATTTGTAACAACAGGTAAAGCATATAATTGGAATATATTTACAGTTATATTTTCAACTTTTGTTACAGCAGTATCTTTTCTTTCTTCAACTTCCCCTACCTATCCAACTTCAGGTAAACCAGCCATTTCTCTTGGAATTGTTATTCCAGCATCATCAGTAGTAATAAATGTTATATCTTTTAGAACTGGATTAGAATCTTGTATTCTCTCTAAAATCTTTTTTACTATTGTTGTTGTTACTATTGCTTTTCCTGTAGTAGAACCTGTTTTACCATCTCCAACTGTCATATCTTTAAATTCTAATTTACTGTCTTCATTAAAGACAATTTCACTTTTTTGACCATTATCTTTAACATTTAGCAACATTGCTTTAAATTGCACTGCATCATCTACTTCTTCTTCAGTTGCTTTAAAATCTGCTTTTAATCCTTTTAATACATCATTTAATTCATTAATTTGTTTAGAAAAATTTTCTTTTAAATCTTTTTCTAAACTATCTTTTAACCCATTAAATTCTTCTGTAAGTTTTGAGAATTTATCAGGCAATTTTGCTATTTCCTCATCTGTTCCTGCCTTTAATAAATCTGCTTTAAATGTTTCTAAAAGTCCTGTAAATATTGCAATTAATTCCTCTTTTCCCATTCTATTTCCTCCTATATTTTCTTCTCCAAAAACTCTTGTTACTCTGCTTCCTGGAACTGCTGCTTTAGGTGTTAAACTTCCTTCATAAGCATCAAATTCTAAAATATCAATATAATATTTCCCATCTTCAACATAATCTTTATACTTTGTCATAACTCCACCAACAGACATCTCAAATTCTGCACCTAAGTCCTTCATTAATGAATAAACTTTCATTGCTTCAGGATTTATATATGCTCCACTTTCATCTTTCTGCAAGTGAAATGTTCCTTCTACTTCAAACCCTTCCTTAGTTTCTTTTCCGATTAAAGTTCCAATTGGAATTAGAGAACCCTCATGGTTATATTGTAAAAATAATTTTTTACCATCATTTTTTTTCATACTTCCAGTTTTAAATCTGTAAATACCTTTTGCTGTGTTATCTCCTTGCATATTAACTAGAAGTCCTTTAAATTTACCTTTAGAATTTTCATCTTCTTTAAATTCTGCAAGATTACACTTAAAGTTTAAAACTTCATCAGAAAATTTCATTTTATTTTTTTTCTTTGGCATTTTATCTCCTTTTATCTAAAAATTATTAAACAAGAACAACGAACAACTTCTGATGCTGGAAGTCCATCTTCATGTGGATAGAGTGCTTCTACTCCATTTTCTAACTTCCATTTATAATTAATATCAACCCATTTTCCACTAATAGCTTTATGATGAACTCTATACATCTTTTTTCCGCCAACATGAATCCAGCATTTTTCCTTCATTATTCCTTTTGCTGTTTCAAAACTTGTTGCATTTATAGATTTACTTGTTTCTGTCCGAGCAATTGTACTTGCTCTCTGTGCAGTCATTCCATTAACTTCCTTTACTATTTTTTCAACCATTTCATTATGACTTATTCCTTCCTCTTGACCAGTTGTAATAATTTTATTTAATTTTATTTGAGTCGTTTTACTAATTCTAGTTGCTTGCTTTGCAGCATTTTTTTTATTCCATTTTTTTAAGAAATAATCTTTTATTCCTTTCATTGTGTTACTTTTAATTTTCTTATTGTATATGTTTTGAAAGCTTTTTAAAGTGCTCTCGAATGTAAAAGTATATAGTGTTTCTAAACCACTCTTTATTTTTCTTCTTAACCATTCATAATCTATGTCAATAATAATTTTTAAGTCATTTTTACTAGCATTATCAACTGCAATTTTTTCTTTAAACTCATTAAAAATTTTATCTATTATTTTTTTATTTCTTGCAGTTAATCGTTTTTCCAATAGTTTTAAAGTTCTTATTTTCTTAACTTCCTTTTTCAAATATCATCAACTTCCTCTCCTTCAGTTGTTGTTGGAGTTATTGTTTCATCAAGTGTTGCTACTCCACTATTTACTAAAAGAACATCACCACCTTCAACATCTCCTAAACTTAAATCAGTTAATAAAGATATTATTTTTCTATATTCATTTATAGTCAATCTATCTTTCAAAGGTTCAAGTTTTGTTATGACATCTCCAATGTCTTCTTTAAGTTCATCTGCTCCACTTAAATCATAATCAATGAACTCGCCATTTTTTAAATAGTCAGACACTTTAGTAGTGTTTGTTCCGACCAAAAACAGTGCTATATCGAGATTTTCTCCCATATCTTTAACTATTAAATCTTGAGAGGAAGATTGAATGTAAAATACTGAATAGGTAGGCTTAGGAAATGTGCTATTATAATTGATATACTTAACGAAAATATCTTCAGTAATACCATTATTAAAAATGTATTTAGAGTCTAACTGATAATAATTATTCTTATTATCATCATATAGTCTCATATTCTTTAAGTAATCCTCTTTCTTATAACTTGTAGGAATCTCATAAGGTTTGAAAAAATCTTCCAACTGTTGCTGAGTACTCAAATTGAAAAAATCACAAAACTGCTTTTCCACTGTGTTGATTGAAAATTTACATTTTTTACCTTTATAAAGGGACATATTCTCATAACTTTCTATAGTCAGTTTCCCTTCCACTTCATTTATAACGGCTAATTCCTTAGCTTCAAATTCAATTTGCCCAAAAGCTAAGATACT